GGTCTAGTAGCAAGTTCAATATCTGGTAAATTTTTTGTGAGTGGCGTAATATACTCTTCAAATCTTTCTTTTGAGATTGTAAGAGTTAAATCATCTATCGGTTGAACGCCAAACTTAGATAATATGGTTCCCTGACCATCATATCCTTCATAAGTGTTTACGTATGCCTCAAGAGGATATGCATCATCAAATTTAGATTCTACAACTTCTCTTATAATAGTGTTTGTTGTAGCATATTTTCTTGGAATATAATAAACTTCAACTCCGTACATACGAAGTTGCTCATTGATAAGGTCTTGTATTAAAGACTGCTCTGTTTTTGAACCTTGCTGGAAAAATGGGTTAAGCATATCATCCAATCATATCTAAAGGTGGAAGTTCATATGTATTGGACATTCTTTCCATCAACTGGTCAAGTTCTCTCTGAGCATCATCATAAATTTGTCTTCCATTCAGTTCAATACCACCAGGAAGTTTTACTCCTTGGAACTTAATAAGGTTTTGTCCCCACTGTCTCTTAATTAAGATTGTAAGATACTTCTTAAGGAAAGAATCATTATAGACTCTAGTAAAATCGTTTGGATCTAAAAGTCTATTACAATCTATAATGATATAACTATCAACTGCTGCACTTGCCCAGTCAATATCTAAGTAAAGTCTATCTTGACGTTGATTAAATCTTATCTGCTTATCTGTAGAAAGCAAGAAGTCAATATCTTCAAGGTATGTTTTAGTCATCGCATAAGTCAATAGTTCAGTAGAACCAAAGAAGTAAATATCATTCAAAAATAGTTGATATTTAACACTGAACATATTGTTTGTGATACTATTAGTACCATCAAACTTGAATATTTTATTGACTCCTATGATATGTGGGGGAACTTGGAGATAGTTGCTATTCTCCTCAAAACTAAAGGTAGTTGCAGTTCCAACTATTGTTGTAGATGCAGTTGTGGTTGCAATTCCAACATTTCCTCTCCCCCTATCAACGTCTTCCTGAGTTATCTTATATTTTAAAAACGTTTGAGTGACACCATCAAAGTGTCTCTCGTGAAAATATTGCAAAGCATCATCTACTAAGTCCTCAACTTGCTCATCAGCAACGTTGATTTCCAACACTGGTGCGCCAAGTTGCCTTTTGCAATAATCTATTAATTCTTGTCTAGATGATGGTTGCGCCATTTCTACAACTTATCCTGTAATATTTAGGGAACGACTTCAAATACAAATCATTTAGATAGATTTTTAAGAAGATCTTTGATTTCGTCAAGGTTTGATTTAATTTCAGAAACTTCACTTTCAATTTTTTCTATTCTATGATCTTCTTTTTGTTTTTCTTCTCTTTGTGCAATATATCTTTCATACTCATTCATGTTTACATTTAAAATTGCGTTTGTACTGGGGTCACGTACAAGATTTACGTGACCCTCTACTTTTGCGTAGTCCATAATTATGCAAGGGCGATAGATCTGAAGTCCTTAATTCTTGGTGGATATGCTTGGTTAGTTGAAGTTCCAACAAGTTTTACACTAAAGTATTTAAAGGATGGCAGATTATCAATTGTAAATTCAAGATCAGTATATCTTACTTGACTTTCAACCAGTGCGAGTGTATCAGACTTAGTGAAGAACTTATCAGGAGAACCATCATTTTGAGAACTATCAATAACCTGACCACTCTGAAGGAGATTTGAATATCCAGGGAATGGTTGATAGATTAACTGGTCAGTTTCTTCATTTGCAATTGCATAGAATGCTCTGACATCATTAAATCTATTGATGTTCGCTGCCATAAAGATCTTAATAGCAGTTGCAGGTGCCTCCAGAGCAATTGGGTTAGAGGCATAGACAAATGCGTTTGGATCATCAGTTAAATTAGCAGTTCTATTATCAGTTACATAGTTTGTAATTGGTTGGTTGACTCTATTTGAAGTAAGAACCATTGCAACACGATCCAAGTCAATCACTGGAGAGAGATCCGAGTTTGTGCTGGATAAAGTCAGAGCAAGGGTGAATGATTTATTACCTTGCAACGTTGACAGTAAGTTAGTCTCATTCAGTCTAGATGCGATCAATCTTGGAGAATCAAGATAATTTGCACCATTTAATGTGATTGGTTCAAATCCTTTATCAACATAGGATATTTCAGTTCCATTAACACTGGTTCCACTAATAGTTCTAACTTGTGCTTCGATATTAGTTCCTTGAGGAGTAATATTTTCAACAATTGGAGTAATAATTTCATACTGAATATTTTCAGTAGACTTAATCTTACTACCACCTGTAGATTTGGTGCTGTTGAGATAGAGTTTGGGGAAACTTGTTCCAACACTTCTGTCTACACCATTTTCAGACATATCAAGTTTGACATTATAGTGATCCAATCCAATAGAATTGGTTACTGTAGAATCCGCCAGGTTATGAGTTTTGTTAATTCTGCGTAGAGAAACCGAACCTAATTCATACTTCTGAACAAAGTCTCCAGATTCATAACCAAATGCAACCGTGTCATCAACGGAACGAGTAATACCAGTCAAGGTGTTTCCAGATACCCCACTGTAAGAAATAATTTCTTCACCAATCTTGGCATATCCAAGGTTTGTAGTTCCAACACCTACATTTTCAAATGTTCCGAACGCACTTGCGTCAGAAACAACAATATCTGCAGTGGAAGATGTGGGATAATTTGCAGTCAACTTCGTTGGAGCAATATCTCCTGCAATATCAGCAACCTGAACTCTATTCACAGAAGAATGCATACCATGGTTCTTCTGATTAATCTTAATATGCAGACCATCAGTTACGTTGGTTGGAGATGCAGGAATAGTGACGTTTGCACCAGTGCTTGCGTTGATATCAGTGGTTACACCAGAGTTGTTGGTGTATCTCATTGTTCCAGCAGATCCAACAAGGAAATCTCCTTGGACGTTATCGAGAATCAGTTCATTAACACCTGTAATATCGCCAACAGAGAGTCTGATGTTTCTTCCGAGGGAATTTATACCAACGCTAGTTACCGTTAATACATCACCCACAGAATATCCAGTTCCACCGTTAGAGATAGTTGCTGCCAAAGCAACACCATTTTGAATAGCAAGGTTTACAGTTGCATCTCTTCCAGTTCCAGTGACATTGCTAGTAGTAACATCGGAATATACAAAATAACCAGAAGAAGGAGTATAACCAATACCAGAATTAGTAATGGTTAGAGTTCCAGTTGCCGTTCCTGCAGAACCAACATAGTTACCAGTTGCATTAGATCCGTGCTGACTAATGGTATTTCCAAAAGTCAAATCTGGTTCTTGCAATGTGGAACCAAGACCAACTCTAATTCTGTTGGAAGAAATTTCTGCAGCATCCTTAATTACAAATTTTGAAACATCTGTGTCAATATTTGTAACTGGATTATAGAAATTAACAGTTCCTTGAGGAGAGAAGACTGCTCTGTGTAGAGTAAACTTAAGATCTTCATACTGGCTTGGATTCCAGGTCTGACCATTCTGAGACTTATAAAGAGAACCAAGAAGTGGTTGTGAAGTGACAACAACTTCTCTAGATGGATCTACTGCAGAAGAAGATACGTCAATTTCTCCAAGTCTAGAAATCCAAACAGTATATTCATTACTATCTGAAAGTAATACTATTGAATGATACTCTCCACCTGTCAAATATACTGGAGATTTGAAATTAATTCTAGTTGGAAGAATTGCATTCTCAGAAGTTACAATCTGATTTGGATCAAGAACAACTTCGCTAAATGGATATATTTCGCTCGTTGGAAGTCCAAGTTTTGTTGGACGAAGTTGTACAGTAACTGGTAACGATTCATCTTTCGATCTAAAGAATACATCAATAGAAGTAACAAAAATACCAGCCTCTTCGTTGACAAAGAAGGATTGTCCAAGAGGATCACTTCCACTCTGTTGACATCTATATTCTTGTGCTAAACTATGATTAGCAATACCTTGCAGAGCATCGCCAATCTGTCCACCAGTCGCCTCAAGGTGACCCAACCAATTATTAACTTCTTCATCTACAGGATCTCTTCCCAGATTTTTTCTATATGATGCAATAATCAATTGCTGATTTAATCTTTCAACAGTATTTCCAGGAATACCACCTGGAGTTTCTACTGCTGTACTAACTTCCGTAGCTCCTGATGGTGTCGATACTTCACGAGTAATTTGATATTGTTCTTGCTGTTCAGCAATAACACCTCTTCCAATGTAGACTGCTTCTGGACCACTTGCAATATCTTTTCTAACTTGTTCACGTGCTTCCTGCTCGGTTAAACCTTGGTCCAGTAATTCTGGAATTCTTTCTGTTGCCCAATAATGTTCACCACCAGAATCTGGTCTTCTACCTAAAATATCAAGATATGCTTGTTGTACGGAGTTGAGACGAGTCTGCTCAATGCTCTGGGAAGTATTAATAACAGTTGGTGCAGTTTCAGTTTTCACAGGAACAAAGGTTTCTATTCCTGGTTCTGGTGGTCGTGGCGGTTCTGGTGGTTGCGTATCATCATCATCATCAGGTACTGCAGGTACTGCAGGTGCTGTAGGTACTTCACTGCCACCAGTGCTTGGTATTACAGGTGTTGGCGTGGAAGGTGCAACTGGAGTTGGCGTGGAAGGTACAACTGGAGCTGGATTTGAGGGTTGCTGATATCCAACAACAGTTGTTCTAACCGTAGTTGAAGTTTCACCAGTAATTGCTTCAGATTCTTGTTGTGTTTGCGTCTCAATTCTAGTATTTCGTACAGATAGAACTGTATCCTGAGTTTTGTTTAAAATACCTCTAGAATCAAATCTTTCTTCTGCACTAGTATTAACAAATCCAGGAATTTGCGAGTTACTACTGCTGCTAGTAAGTCTAAAGACTTTCGTTCCAGTTTCAAAGCGTGGATTCGTTGCAACATTTGGATTTGGAATATAGATAGACCCAATTGCAGTTCCAGTAATATCCGAAACCAGTCTCAAATTAGTAATAGTTGCTTCTGCTTTACTTGTCTTACCAACAAGTTTCATACCGACTTGAAGATGCCCAAAGAAATTATTCGTATTTTTCTCAGACAAACTAAAAGTGTCTACATTTAAAATAGTAGATGTTGATGAGTATGAACTGGGAATCAATTGCAGTTTATCATAAGGATTATTTGAATAAATTGTGGTCGCATTATTGTATGGACCATACTTATGATTAGACTGTGCAACCCTAAACGTTATTTCTGGAGCAGTCGCAGATTCTGATATCGTATTTGTAGTAGAGGATTGTGGAGTATTTGCGTTACCGAGAGCAACTTCTACTCCTTCTGCAGATGACGAATTATTCAAACCTCCAGTGGAATTTTGAAGCGCAACTTGAGCAGAGGAATTAGGAGAAGAATTAAATACTACTCTTCCTTCTACAGTTTCTCCTGGAGAGAATACTCCAGAAGTCATTTGAATTTCTAATAACTTTGGAACGATATACTCGTTTACATCTTCACCATCAAAGAAACCATATAATCTAGTAAATGGTTTCATTCTCTTTGAAGTAAATTCAATATTTCTAGATCTTAGATATGGTATAATTTGAGTACTGACTAAAGATGTTCCACCACTTCTAGTGTCAAAAGTTTCTCTTGTAATTTTTCTAGTACCAGTTCGGGTTCTTGTTCCTTTCTGGGTTTTACTTACAGTATCAGTTCTAATCAGTTCATTACCAACCCAAGCAGTTTCACTATCGACAGTTTCATCCTCTCCAGTCCAAGTGGTTTGCCAAGAATCCCAGATAAGTGATCCATATCCAGATTTGGGATCATTTCCACTTGCTTCTAATTGAGTAACTGTCTCTGTAACGCTACCTTGAAGTTCAATAGTTTTTGAACCAATGCTTGAAGTATCACACCAAACATCAGATGATGGAACTAATTCAACAGTTCCAGCGTAATAGTTAACAAGGAAAGGAGTTACGTTTTCAACTCTAGTAGCAAAATTTTGATTAATATATGGAATTTCGGCAAAATCCAAAGTCAGAACATTGCCAGTTCTTACAACGTTGAGTGCAGTAATGTCATTTGCAAATGCTTGATCAGTACTTGGATCAGAAGCTGTTCCAATTCCAATGAGTGCATTAGAACCAAGCACCAAATCAATTTCATCGGTATAATGTGATGGTCTCAATACAGAATTTTTAATGTCAATGCTATTTTTTACAATAGTCTTCTTGACTTGATTTCTTGTTGTAGAGAAATCATCAACAAAAAATCCTGCCTTGAATCTATTCAGACCATTAACATCTCTAATGAAGAGATTTGAAGTATCTGACTCCAATAACGAAAGTGTTGTATAGAATTCAAGATTTCTAATTCTTCTATCAAGTTTCTTAATATCATCCATAGTATATCTTGGATGATCATTCAAAGATACTCCAACGCCATCAACGTTGCAGAGATAAGCAGGAAGTGTTAAGGTTGCGACCTCTAAAGCATCCTCAATATTATTTGGTGGTAAAGGAGTTTCTGCTGCAATACCATTAATCAGTTGATATGTACCATCTTTACTCAGGTAAATTTTATCAATTCTTGGCAGATAGAATGAATAATCAATATTGATCGACTCATCAGAAGCAAGGACGTTTGCAGCAGAGTTTCCATCAGAAGTAAACTCTCTTGCATTGAATTCAAATGGAGATGTGGTTGTTGATGTAAATTCTGATACTCTAGGTCTAATATCAATTATGTCAGAGACACTGACTCCATTAATTCTTGGCAGATCACAATAATCAAAAGCATCGTAGCTGTTGACTGTTGTGATATCTCCTGTATCAGAGGCAGAAAAATCTGCATATTCATATACAATTTTAAGTCTTTTCTCTGGAGCTTTGGTATTGGGTTTTCTAACTATTCTAGAATAATCGTAGATTGTGTCTCTTTGACCATTGTCAAAAGTGAAGTTAGCACTAATGTTGTTATCACCTTTTTCAACTACAGAGATGGTTGCAGTAATTCCAGAATTTTTAAACGTAATTACTTCTCCTGCAACTAAATTTTTACCATTTAGTGGAATATAATTTACGTTTAAATCATCAACTGCCCCAACATAAACACCAACGAATTTGCTATTATTACTCGTAAACTCTTCTCCTACTAAAAGGTCTCCAGTTTTAGTTGTAGGACCAGAAATAGCGGTTAAAGTTAATTTTGGAAGAGTTGCGTCAGAAGTGGTTGAGGATTCAAAAACTCCATGAACTTTAAATACATCTGGAAGAAGTAGACAAATCTCTTCGTCTTGAACTCTAGTACCATATCCAGTACCATAAGTTAAACCATCATTTGAAGTGGTTGCTCCAATACCAGACTGTTGTAATTTTGATTTTGTAACAGTAATTGTTTTTATTTTATTTCTATTCTTAATTTTAGACTTTACATCCGTCTTTCTTAAAGTAGCAATTAACTTTGCAGGACTATTAGTACCTAAACCATTAATAGTTACAGTTGTTCCACCACTTCCAAATACAAACTTATCTGCACTCAGTGCCTCAGTGGTTCCATCAGTTCTGATAAGAACATATCTTTCCTCATCAAAAGGTAAGAAAGTCTCTAAAGCAGAACCAGAAGAAACTGCACCAGTGGAGTTGGAAGCAATGTCAACATCAAATTGCTTTCTAATCGTCAAAGTAGAATCTGTTAAATCAACAGAAGCAACTTTTTGTTTTGGAAGAACTGTAAATAAAGTTCTATCTAATCCCTCTTGGAAATTAGAAGATAAAATTGTAAAATCACTTGGATTGATATCGGAACTTGGAAGACCTCCGTCACAAACATCAGTTACACTCGTAATTCCAGTTAAGGTCAGACTATGTTGAGAAACAGACTCAACTTTAGAGAACGTTGGAACAGTAAGTCCTGGAACAGAATAAGATACCAAATCTCCGACAGTAGTAATACCGACAAAGAATTTAGACAAATCTGTATTAGTTACCGTGCTAATACCACCACTTCTTCCGGTGATATTAACTTGACCAAGGTTTGTTAAAGGACTCTGAATAACGTCAGCATTGAAAGTAGATGCACTACCAACGATACCAAAGATTGACTGAACATCTTTTGTACTATGTGCAGTTACTGCAGTTGATACTCTAGTATTTGCTATAGTATCAAATTCAAATTCTTCCCCAACAGAAAATCTGCCGTTTACGTTATATGCAGTGATAATTCCTGCATTAGTAACACCGTATCTTAAGAATCCAGTGGCACCACTTGCCTTTCCTTTAATGTGAGTTGGTGTTGATAACGTAATATCTTGATTTAATGTGATTGATGTATATGTTTGAATGTCAAACAAAGAAGCATCCCATACATTTGCGTCTGCGTTGGTGGCACTGTATGAACCAGATTCCAACGCAAAGTCATAAACTCTTGCTAAACCAATTTCTTTACCTGCAGCTGCAGTTTTGGTGCCACCGATTCTATTATCTCTTAAACTTACGGTATAACTTGTAGCAATACCAATACTTGGAGAACCACTTACCCTATTAAGAGCATATGTTGGTCCGGTTGTATAATTAATACTTTGATTTTCAAGAGTTTTTGTGGTTCTTGGTTTTTGGAAGTCCACATAAGTTGGACTAACCGTTTCTACCTCATATCCTTTAACATATGCCTTACTTGGACTAATTACATATGTACCCAGACTTTCTGCAGGAGCATTTCCATTATATGTTGTTTGTCCTTCGACAAAAACTCCTCTATTTCCTTTTAAATTGTTTAAAGTTTCTTTTACTTGAAGAGATGGCTCTCTTACATAATAATCCCCAGATTCATCATATGTTCTTTTTGCAAATTCTTTTGCAATTTCGTTATATTCCGTATCTTTTCTAATGGCACTAATTTCGCCATTAGAAACTTCCATCAATTCGATAAAGTTCTCATATTTAACTCCATCTATTGGTCTTTTTGTTAAATATGCTCGTATTTTTAATCTATCTGCACCTGCTGCAGTGAAATTTGAAAATCCTTGTGCGTTATCGTTAAGATCGGGAGCTATGTCAGAATTAATGGTCTCTTCAAAAACTTCTAAACCAACCCTATATGATGGAAATCTGCTATATGGGTCTAGAATAATTGTTTGCTCAGGAATTTCGATGAAATATCCTCTGACAAAATAAACTCCTGAAGATAAAGTTGCTGCAGAACTTTGAGAAGTTGCATTTTGTGCAACAACAGTAGCGAAAGATTCTCCATCTTGGAAAGAAACGAGACTATTAGAAAAACCTCTTTCTACAGTTAAAGTTTCTCCATCAAGAAATCCCTGATTATCTCCACTTTCTGGAGAACTAATATAGTTTACGTATAAAGTATATGGTCTACCAGGAAATGCACTTACGTTTAAATGTGCCTTTACTTTTGCTCTAATACCAGAAATAGAACCGACTATTATCTTATCATTTAAATCATTAATGTAATTGGTTACACTAAGACCAGTAAATTCTTCGTTAATAAGAACAGAATTTAGAGAATTATTGTAACGAACACCACCACCCGTTACAGAATCTCCTTCTTTGAAGACATGATTGCCAAACTTTTCAATTTGATCTTGTAAAATCGATTGAAGAGTTGTTAATTCTCTAGCCTGAACAGGATATCCTGGTTTGAATAAAACCTTGTAATAGTTATTTTGAGGATCAAAATCGTCAAAATATGGAGCGGTATTGAGATTAGTTTCCTGGGGCATGATTCCTTAGAATTGCAAAATGACTTTGATATCTTCTTTTTGATTAGTTGACCTTGTGATTGAAGGTCTATTATCCACATAGATTATATTTCCAGAATATTTTTTAACTTCTGGATTAGCAACCCCCTGGGTAAAAGAGTTCCCAAGGTAATACGTCCTATTATTTATTGAGGTAGAGAGACCCGTAAAGTTAGTATCAATACCTAAAGTTACGCTTCCACCAACAATATTTACAGTACCACTATTTGCATAATCTGGGTTTGCAGTGAATCTATGCAAGTTAAATCCATACTTTGGACTTACTTTTAATGAACCATCGGTGTTAAAACCAGCAAGACTCTTATCTTGCCAGAATTTTAATACCCCAGTATTTTGGTCATAAGATATTACTCTACCGACAGAAGTAGAACCAAGTCCGACAGTCTGAATAATCTCCGAGTCGGGAGTAAATGTAGCAGTGCTATATCCAGCACCTACCAATTTCAATGCGTAAGATGCACTACCCTTTTCTAAAGTCAGCACCGCAGAAGAATCAAATGCCTCTGGATTTTCAATAAGTCCAACTCTAGCAATTTGGTTTCCAGTAATAAAGTCTGGATTTTCAACATCATTTTCAATTCTAGAATAAATCAGAACATTATGTGCTCCAAGTTCTCTATAAATGTCTGCTCCATGCCCTCCCTGAGGGGGAATAATTACATTAAATACTGGAGCAGTGGTTCCAGTAGGAACATTTCCCGCAACAAGATCAACTGTTCCAAAAGTATAATTTGAACCACCCTTGGAAATCGTTACAGATTCTACTTTAGAGTCATTATTGATAACGATAGTTGCCTCTGCACCAGAACCATCTCCTTTAATAGGAACTCCAGTATAAGTTCTATTTGCAGTGCCAATACCTGCACCTCTATTAGTAACTGTGACAATCTTTAATTGCCCACTTGATGCTGCATTATTTCTAACTGCCGCGTCAGTTGTATTTGACTCCCAATCTCTTGGAACTGGCATAAAGTTTGTAGAATCAAACTTTACAATGTCACTTGGTTTAATTGTATAAAGATATTTCCAAATATATCCGTCTCCACTGTCACCAGCAGTTCTTGGTTCTAGATCAGTAAATGTTGGTTGATCTAAAGATGGTTTCCCAGTTGTATTTTCTGGATCTGTTCCGTTATTTAAGCAAATATAAACTTTAAAATCTTCATTTACAACATAATAATTTGCAGAATATAAACTTGTTGCACCAGATGGTTTTGACGTGTTCGTTCTGCTTATATCATGGCGATACATGTCATAAGTAGTGCCAGATTTCCAGGTAACTTTTCTAATTACCTGATTAACATCACTCCCACCAATTTTCTTCACAGCAACCATCGTATCCCAATAATCATTTTCTTGCTCAAAGGAGTCCTTAGGAGCAGGAGGATTATTGTTCCAAGTTGAAGAATAATCAGTAGCGTTTGGCAAACCAACAAACGAATAATAAGAGTTTGTGGATGAGGTCGCTGCTGCTACAAAATTCTTCGCATTTAAAATCCTTAACTGATCAGTTATAATTGCAGACATTTTTGCGAGTTTTTTTATTTATTTATTAGTTATAATTTGAATACTTGAGGGGGTCAAATCTCTCAACGATTGGAGATGTAGAAACACCAACCAATCCAGTATTATATGCCGTAAAGACATTTGCATCAGTTCTTGTTGGAGCAGAAATTCTACCCCAACTATACTCACCGAAGAAGTTGCTATGTCCTGTTCCAACAAGACCATTAAAGTTTTCAACACTAACTGTGACCTGGGCGACATATGTAATGCCGATACCTTGAACCGCAGTTTGTGCTATAGAAACAGCAGCAACTTCATAAATGTTATCAAGGAAGGTTGAACCAACACCAACAACACTGTTATCTTGTTTCAAGGATGTTACTCCAAAACCAAGGTTTGTTTTAGATGTGACAAAGTAGTATCCAGTTTGAATTCCACTTACTGTAATTGCAGTTCCAACGATAGTAGAATCTCTGAATAGAGAATCACTTGGAATAACAAGGTCAAATACAATACCAGTAGAAGCAACACCAACAGAAGTTGTGGAAACACCTGAAATAATTCCAAAGTCACCCGTGTAAGTTACTGTCTTGATTTCTTCGACAGGAGTTCTTGGTTTTTCAATCAAGACCACTGGTGGATTTGTGGTTGTATATCCAGTTCCTGGCGAAGAAACAGTTATTGCAGAAACTGTTCCAACTCCAGAAATAGTTACATCTGCCGATGCTCTTTGCGTTGTTCCTAATCCAACTGGATTTGCAATAGTTATGGAAGGAGTAAAAGTATATCCAATTCCACTTCCAGTAATAGAAATAGAACTGATAGTTCCCAATCCAGATACAACTGCGGTTGCAGAAGCACCGACAATAGCATCTTGAGATGTTATTCTAATGTGCTTATTATCAGTCGTATTTTCTTTTGCATTATCGAAGAATGTTCTTACATTTTCAACAAAGATGAATGTAGAACCAACACCAACAGACTGAATAATTCTCGTATTTGGATGAATTAGTGGCTCATAGATGATTCTATCTTTTGCAACAAACTCACCATTTACAAATTTATCTTCAGTTTGTCTGCACCATTTGACTGGTCTAGTAAACGTGTCATCAGTTGTAATTCCTGGACCAGAGTATAAGTTAGTATCAACAGTATCGGTGGAATTAACATTATGAACGATTCTAGAATCCTGTTGGAAAGTGAAATCATCACTGTTTAATGTAACGGTGTCTCCCGTCTTAATAGATTCCAGCACGTCAACATCAAGAACGTCCACGGAAGAAGATCCTTGATAGAAGAGAATCTTTGAAGTGTCTCCTGCTTTTGGTGCCTCTGTGAAATTGATAAAACTGCCACCATCGAAAGTGTAACCTTTTCCAGGAACCTGAAGAACATCATTAATAAAAATCAGAAGAGTTGCTTCAACATCAACTAAAGAACCAACTGCAGATCTAATTGTCTTTTGCTGCAATCCAACTTTAATTGGGAATGATTTTCTTGATCCATTAAACAAATTATCAATATTATCAATGACCAACAAATTACCAACAGACCATCCAGAGAAACTATCAGAATAAGTGTTTTGGACACTAATCTGGAATTCTTCAAATGATAATGTGGGATTAGTTGGAATTCCAGTAGGTCCACCAATTGATACAGTCAAGACTTCTCCCTGTCCGTATGCATAACCACTATTTTCAATAGAGAACTCAATGACACTAGAACCTTGTCCGACTACGATATTAGCAGTTGCTTGACTTCCCAAACCAGAATTAGAGGAAGAACTATAGACAAGGGGAATATTGGAATAAGATAATGGATCATCAAAGATAACAACTGGTGGATTTGTGGATGTATATCCAGTTCCTGGGTTAGTGATAGCAACACTCACAATATGTCCACCACTAATAGCAGCAGTACCAATAAATTCAATGTTAGGAATTCCAGTGCTAGACGTTGCAATTCCAACATTTACAACCGTTTGAATTCCTGCTCTATATCCAGAACCACTATTTCCAATACTAATGGAAGTAATAGTTCCAAGACCAGATACC